ATGAGGTTAGCCAATAACGAAAGGTGCCTGAGTGAGCCCGACCGGGGCTGCACAGACTGGTGTGGACCTCAAGCATCGGTCAATCCACTGATGGACCGCCGCCCTATAAGAACGTCGCGCGCACGACCTGCGTCGGCAGCGGCAATGGCCAACTGAATAAGCAGAGGTGGTCGGTGGCCCAAATGCAAATCAGCGGAATGGACGGGTTAAGGGCTCTCACGTACTCCATCCTCCACGGACAACCGCCGTTGAACCATGGCACCAGGTACGCCGTCGCGGTTACGGGCCAACTGCCAACCGTCACGGGGAACGCGATCGCCGCTTGCGCATTCGTGAGGTTCCGGTACGTCGATCCCCAGGAAAGGGCCTCCATCTTCAGGCGGTCGAGCCCTGAGCCTGATTGAGCCAAATACTGTGACGGCAGATTGACGGCCCGATTCAGTCGTCCGCCCTGCGGGTACGGAACGTCCGGCGTGTAATAGCACGTCGCGAAGTTCACGTCGTACGGCCACAACAGCTCGAACTTCGCGCCGGAGTACGCTGCGAGCACCGTGGTCCGGATGGAATCGATGTTATTCTTAATCCGGCTAGCGAGAAAGTTTGCGTCCGCTGAGCCGTTGACGGTCGGATCGTCATCCTGGGTGTAGAACGCGGCCAGGGATCTGCCAAGCGCAGTTACAGCGGCCTGAGCTGTACAAGCGTCATAGTAAGCCATGCCGCCGCCGCTGCAGGTTCCGGTGCCGCCGACATAATTCCCGTTCCCGCTTGAACCGTTGAGAGTGAAGTGGGTCGCGTCGGTAACAGTGATCGTTTGGTCCCCGTTCGCTGCCGTGTTGCCTTGGATGCCGGCGAGGATCGCGCTTTGGCCCGTGGTCAAGCCGTGCGGGCTGACCGTCCCGATCGAGATCGGCGAAGTCCAACTGGCGAATCCCACCGCGAGGTTCTGGACCGCGCTGAAGAACCACCACAGAAATTCACCGAACTGGAGCCATGGCGTCATACCGGCGGTGCTCAGTATCCCGGCCGCCTGTTTGAAGCAAGCCGCCAGGTATGGCGTCACCGTGGAGGGATTGAACGTGCATTGCGTAGTTTGGAGGTCGATGAGCGCTGCGTCTCCCGCGCCGGGCGTGTGGCCACCCGAGATCAGCGTGGTGAGCTGGTAGTGGTTTGCGTCCGTGACGGTGATCGCCCAGACGCCGGATTGCGTTGAACTCGAAATGTGAACCGTGTTTCCGGTGATGTAGCCGTGCCCGGTCTGCTGGATCGTGATTAGGCTGGACCCGCTGACCGACTCGACGAATCCGGCACCCCAACTTCCGAAGCCGGTATCGGTAAGGACCTGGTTGCCGTTCGCGAATCGCTGCGCCCAAGCGCCAGTGGCGGTGTTCACATCCGGCGGTGCGAGCAGTTCCTGGGAGAACGCGACCGTCATCGTCTGGCCAGCCGCTTGGACCTGTGCGCAGAAGTCGGCCAGATAGTCCGTGAACGCCCGGTTAAGCGGCTGCGACTGCGACGCGTCGACCCGCCATACGCCCTCGTTGCCGGCCTTAATGTCGCCGCTGGTCGTGATCGATCCCGTTGATGGATTCGCGCCGTTCGCGCCCGTGCCCGCCGCGTAGCTCGTGAACAGGTTGAAGCCAGTCACGGGGCTGAGCGTCGTGATCGTCAACTGGCCCGTGCCTGTCTTTGATGCCGAGATTCCGACGAACAGCGTGTTGATCGCGTTGACGAACCGCTGCGCGAGCGTGTCCACGGTGTCGGTCGGATAGACCGCCGCGCCGAACGCGGTGCCGAGGCCATCACCGTAGCTGTTCCCGCCGACCTGCAGAAACATCGCGTCGCCATCGCCAAAAAGTGATCCGAGATTGAATCCGCTGGACCCAGCAGAAATGCTGACGATGGTCTGGTGGAAACTTCCGCCCGAACGCACGCGTTTCAGCGCGAAGAAGACGCCGGAGTAGAAGTCGATGTCACCCGCGAATCCGGCCTTGCTCAGAATCCAGAAGGCGCGCGCGGGTGCGATGGCGTAGGTTTGGGCGGTATCGAAATCGCAAGCGCAGTTGACGTTCGGGTACGTTGTGGCGGGCGATTGCACGTCCGAGAGGACGGCGGCCTGCAAGTAATCGAAGTAGCAACTGGTGCCGGTGGAGAGCGAGTTGTGCGTGCTGGACACCGTAAGGACCACCACGTGGGTCCCGGGCGCTACGCTCGGGGCGATGAGGCGACGTGTGGAAATCGGCGAGGTAGCGTCAGCATACGTATCGATCGTCGGCTGCGCCATGCCATCGAGCGTGGCCGTCAACTCGCCACTTGCGGACGAGAGCGACGTGCCGAGGTACAGATTGTGTGTGTACTGGCACGAGTAGGTGACCGCCACGTGATCGGTCGGATTCGACGATTGTCGCGCGAAGCCGCGGAAGTAGAAGCCCACCTGCTCGGTCCAGCCGGCGCCATTGAAACTCGCCCAAAAGTCACGACTCCCGACGGTCACGCTGCCCGGCCCTGCGATTTTGAGCGGTAAGACACTGCTGGGATCGGACAGCGTCCAGTTGGTGAAAACCGCGCTCCAGGTGCTCTGCTGGTAGGAGACCAGTGCGGGGTTGACGGAACCGGAATCGTAATTCAGCGCGGGCGCGAAGGTGAGCCATGCTTGGCGCAGCGAGTCGATTCCGCTGGCCGTGAAGTCGACGCGGAAATGCACTGACGACGGATCCGCACCACCAGTCATCTTGGATGCACCTGCTGGCGTCAGGTACGCTGTCGAGGTCTTGTGCATCTCCAGCAGCTCGATGGAGTTGCCGTCGCGTCCACCTCCGGGCGCGAGATAGTTGACTCCTGTTTGGGTGCCAGCAGATGTCGTCAGGGTGGCCGATGTGGGCGATGTCACCGACGCGATGGCGTACTGTGCATCATTAATAAGGATGGGATCGCCGGCTTGCGATCCCAGGAAGTTCTGGCCGGAGGCGAACGACACCGACGTGCCCGAGGTGTTGACGATGCCATACCGTGCGGCGTAAACGGTGAAGCTCGCGCCGCTCACGGTCGCCATCAGCGCAATCGTGGGATTGATGCTGGCCCAGTTCGTGCCGTTGATCTGTGCCGCTAATTGCGCGGCGATGAACGGGCATGCGCCCTGCGATTCGATGAGGGTGCCAGGGCCATTGCCATCGGACGCCGAGCAACTGATGCTCGCGCCGCTGTTCAATCGCGCCGTGACGATCACGTTGTTGGCGCTCACAGACGCAGTCGCGTTGGGATCATTGGCTGCGTTAATCGCGGCTGCGAGCGCAATGGCGATGTCGCCGGAGCCGTCGGTCGAAAGCTGAACATGGGAGTACGTGTTGGCTCCGATGGTGATGGTGTGGTTGTAGCCCGTTCCAAGGAAATTGAAGAACCCGAACGTCACTGTTGATGGACCGGATGAGAGCGGAGTCGAGACCAGATAATCGTAAACGAGGTTGCTCAAATAGACGAGTTGCACGCGGTCATCAATCGCGGCCGTGCCGTTGACCGTGAACGTCTGCGAAGCCCCGGCCATGCCGGTGGCAGCCGTCGCCATTGGTTGGAGCGAGATGGTGCCGGGCGTTTCGGACTTGGTGATGTAGCTGAGCGCGCCCCATGGAACCGATTGAAACTTTCGACTGACGGGATTCTGCGCGTTGGTGATCGCCAGGTCGAAGTCGAGCGTGACACCGGCGAGCGAGAAATCGGGTAGGTACTTGGTGGTGAAGAGATGACCGAACTGGTCGTCGGCATCGAACAGCACCAGCACCACGAAATCGGCCTGATCGCTGAAGATGCCGCTGACAGCGAAGCCCGAGGCGGATGCGTTGTTCAGAGACGCGGCGCACCCACGACGGTCGAAACCACGCAGGTACATCGTGCGGTGCGGTTCCAGTTTGGAAATTGCTTCGGTGGGCACAGGGTCCTATGAAAGCGCGACGGTGAGGTCCGATCCGGGAAACGTCGTGCCGACGGCGGTGAGATTTATGATGACCGGCGTCTCCGGGCCGATTGCCGGCGTGCCAGTAGCGGAGCCGACCGTGGTGCCCGCTGCGATCGTCACCGTGAACAACAACGTGGTTCCGGCATAAACCTCGACCACGAGGTCTGCGCCGATCGGTGCCTGCTTCACCATGCACGTCACGCCGTTCTGTAACGACACGGTGGAGGTATAGAAAGCTGCTGGGCCAAGGTCGCTCCCAATCGCGAGCGTGCCGGGAATCGAGATCTTCATCTCGCCCGAGGGCGCGCCGACTTCGCCGTAGATCCAGTCCTCGCGGAAAGGCTGGTCGCCGTCCGGAGATTCGTTCCCGTTCACGTCCACGGTGAAGCCGGCAATCAGCATTGGCTGGTCGATGAAGTTTGCAGTCGGCACCGAGAGGCTGACCGGCGTGAGCGGGTTCGCGTTGTCGATGCTGGTCGAATCGGCTTGGAAAGACCAGGCGGGTGCCTCAACGATCCATATCGAGGTATCGTCCATGAGCAGTGGCGGCTGAAAGCTCAACTGCGTCGATGTGTTGGCCGTGATCGTGCTTGGCGTTTGGCCGCGTCCTGTGCCCGCGATCACGCGAATCAGATTGCCGACCTCCGCGCTTACCGCCAGGCCGCCGTAACTGTTCGCGATGTTCTGGTAGCCGGGGTCGGTGACTTGGGTGACGGCGGTAGGTGTGCTTGACAGGCCCGACGCCTGGTTGCGAATCACCACTGCGTCGCCGATGTTCACAGTCCCCGTGGGATCTCGGTCCAACGTGATCGTCCCAGTGGTAGGCACGAACGCTGTGATGTTGAAGCTCGCGAACGGTGTGCTGCCGTTCGGCCTGCCGATTACGGAAAGAATGCGGCCGACGGGACTGAACGGCGTGGAGGAAGTATCGACCAGTTCGGAACAAACCAGGGTGTTCGTCGAGACGGTGGTAACGGCGACGCCGGCAACGCCAGAGTGCACCAAGAGCTTGGCTTTGATCCGAACCTTGGCGACGTACGGCGACGGCAGCGCCCAAGTCGAGCGCACTACCGGGCCGCCGAACGTGATCGACGCTGGTGTGTAGGTGTTACCGCTGCCAGCCGTCAACGTGCCGGTTGCCTGTTCGCAGATCAGGTCGGGTTGCGTTCCAACGAACAGGACATAAGAAGCGAGTCCGGAGACTGCAGGCCACGTGATGTCGTTGAGCGTGAACGAGCCGCCGGCCGCCGTTCCGGTTCCAATGATCGCGATATTCGAGGGCGCGGAAGGAAGCCCGTTCGAATCAATCGCGCAGATGGCGACCCACAAGGTGACGTCAGCCGCCAATGATCCGCCCGTCGCGCTCTGCGAAATCGATCCGATTCCCGGCGCGCCTGCACCCGTGGCGCTGAACTCGTTCACCGGAAGCTTGCCGGTGACGATAAGACTCGCCAGCGCGCTGCCGTCGGCGAGCGTCGTGTATTCCTGATCGGAATCGAAAGTCCACTCGCTGGGGAATAGCGCATCGCTCGAAAATGCTTGAACCTGGTATGGAGCCCACACCGGCCCGAGCGGAATCGGATAGAACAGCGCGGGCAGAGGCGCAGGCACCACATCCATCGGCTTCGGTCCGACGTCAAGGTCGTACATGGAAGCGGTGACTGTCTGCGCCTCGATCTGCACCGACCAATCCTTCTTCAGGCTCCAGCGCTGGATGCGGAAGCACATCGTGACGACCTTGAACGCCAAGCCGGTTCCGCTGGGAGGCGCCGGAGACGTGGTGATGGTGGAACCGTCGCTGGCGACTGCCGTAATTGTTACCTGCGAACCGCCGATCACGATCTCTTTATTGATGAGTTCGGTGTCTCCGGTCGCGGTCCCGGCGTAAGTCCACGGATCACCGCTGACCCACGTGGCCGTGCTGCCGGAGACATTGCACGTACCGTGGACGCCAGGAATGTCCGGGTGCGTCATCGATACCACTTGCCCGACTTCGTTTCCGAGGCCGAGCAATGTCGTCTGCCACGCGGCCGTGCGCGCATCCCGCCATTCCGCCGGAGTCACGCCGCCGATCTCTTCGCGTGTGCGCGTGGCCGCGATGCGCAACGATTGGCTTAGCGTTGAACATCCCACCGAATGCATCTGGGTGGTCAACGGAGATCCCGCACGCCCGTAATAAGCCGCGTGGCTCTTGTCGCAATACTCGCCCGTGTTCGCCTGATACTGATAGGCAACATCGGCGAACGAAATCACCAGGTGCTCGAAGCCAGCCTGGATCGGCGTCAGCCGAAGGGTCTGATAGAGAGAGTTGGCGAGCGTATACGCATCCACCGCGCTCGCGTTGATGCGGCAGCCGAGCTTCAACTGCCCGAATTCCCAGGTGTAGAATCCCAGGCAGCAGTTCAGGACCTCGGTGAGCCAGTCGCGGAATGGCTTCTGGGCACTGATGATTCCCTGAAACTGAAACTGCGTCTCGGTGCCGGTTCCGAGGATGGCTGCGACTTGGGTGGCAGCGACCTCGGCCGCGCCGCTCCCATCGCCCACAATTAGCGACGGCAGTACGAACATGGCGAGTTGATCGGACGACGCCGCGCCGGTTCCGCCAGCGGGGTTCGACCCGGTCGAAGGGTCACCGTACAAGCCCATCGCGCGCAGAAGCATGTTTACGGCAATCCAAAATGGATTGATCAGTCCCTGGACCGCTGTCCGGTTGCCACTCTGGTCCCAGGTCCAGCCCCACATCCCGTAATCGATCGGGACCGTCATCTGGTGCTGGTCAGGAGTGCTCGGCTGAATCGTGGTGGACTTGACGATGCGGATCTCGCAAGCCGCCGTGCCCGCCGCGTAGACGTTCGGCTCCCAGACCTGAGGCGATCCTTGTCCGAGCGAGAAATAGTCGGTGGTCGAGACCGCTGGATCGCTGCCGCTGATGTACCGCAGCCCGTATCCAGGCTGGTATTTCGTGATGTTCAGGTTGCCGTTAACCTTCAGTCCTTGCCAAAGGTAGCCGTCCACCATCGGAGCGACCACGTATCGGTAGCCGTCCGCGTTGGTGACGACCATCGACGCTGTGAATCCGCCAAGCGGTCCCGCGCTCAAGATACCGAGCGAGTCCGCATAGCCCGATTCATCGCGGTAATCCACCATCAACGCGGTCGCCAGGAACGCGAAGAGGGGGTTGCCGCCGCTGTTGCACCATATCTCCGGAAGCGCGAGCCCCCAGACTGTGTCCGAGATGATCGACGTGGCCGTGACGACGTTGCGGCCGAAGCCGAGAAAACCGGTGGAATCGTCCTTGATCACGACGCCCTGCGGGTCGGCCTGGTGCCCACCGAAGTAAGGAGCCATGCCGTGCGCCTGGCAGCCATTCGGCGATTCGAGGTAGTAATCGCAGGATGTAGAGCTTCCGCCGCTGCCATGGGCCGCGTAGGGACAGTTCACGCCATCGTTGAAGGTCTTCCAGCACTGGCGCGAGACCTGCCGCTCCGGGTACTGGTTCATGATCTGGAAGAAGCCGTCGGAGCAGGTCACCGGGAAGATCGGTGTACCGTCGCTGGTGAAGTTCTGAATGACGCCTTTCCAAAGCTGGAGCAGAATCCCGGAGTTGACGTGGAAGAGGCACAGGTCGATCTCGGCGTACTTCAGGTCCGTGTCGTTTGCGAGCTGCGTCATCACGCGGTCGCCGTTGCCGAACGTGAAGCGGACGTTGTCCGAGGTGCCCTTGATGTCCTGCGAGATCAGAACGTCGGAACCCGGCTCGCCGATCCCGATCAGGCGCGGCAGGTAAAGCTGCCCACCTACCGTGACGCGCCGGTCGGAGAGATAGATGTCCGCAACCGCGGATTCCCGCACGCGGATGTGGATAAGCGGGACAATCTGCTGCACCTCGGAGAGGAGCGCCGTGGAGAGCGCGGTCGAGGGGAAGCGCGTGCAGGTGGAGTTGATCGCGTAGGAGGGCGCCGCTGTCGGATCGACGACCTCGATTAGATTCAGTCCTACCTGCGCGGCGTTGCGCAGGTACTCGAACGAGATTGGCATCTGCTCGAAGGTCACCAGCACGCCGGTGGTGGTTCCGTCGGGATTGGGGACCGTGTAAGTGAACGCCTGCCACGGCCCATGCATGGACTCCCAGAAATCCCGAAGCTGCTTTCCTTCAGCCCAGTTGAGGTTCGGGTGCTTGAACTGAAACTTGCGCGGGCCGACGCCGACGTAATACCGTTGCTCCTGCTTGGCGTCGAGGCTGCCGAAGCGGTGCACGATCACCGGGCGCTCGACGGAGAAGCCGAACGGGTACTGCGTGGTGAGCGGGAATGTCTGGCCGGAGTTGATCACCGTTGGGACGGTGATGCGGCCGATCGTGTCGGGCATGGCTGATGGATTAAGCGAGCGCCGCCTGGTGTGGGCGTCGCTTCGCTACGCTGCGGTACGCTTGTTTTGCTAGGAGGCTGGCGTGAGGTTGAAGGTGTTCATCAGTTGGTCAGGCGAGAGAAGCAAGCTCCTTGCGCGCGAGATTACGTGGTGGCTGCCTCGGGTGCTCTCCTCTATCCGACCCTGGATGTCCGAGAAAGACATCCAGAAGGGCGATCGCTGGAGCCAGCAGATCGGGAGCCAGCTCGAAGGCCATCGTATTGGCATCGTCTGTGTAACGCCGGAAAATATGACATCCCCCTGGTTGCTTTTCGAGTCAGGCGCTCTGTCGAAGGCAGTTGGAGACGCTAAGGTTTGTCCGCTTCTGTTGGGCATGCGAGCAAGTGACGTTGAGGGGCCACTAAATCAGTTCCAGGCGACAGTGTTCGATCGAGACGAGATGTTCGCATTGGCAGCGAGCATGAATAAAGAGCTGGGGGATGACCGCGTTGAAGAACAAGTACTTCGGGACTCGTTCGACCGGTTTTGGCCTGAATTGGAAAACAGAGTAGAGGCCATCTCGAAGATTGCGCTTTCGCCCCAATCCGTCCCTCTAGTCGTTCGCACGTTTGCGAAATATGGGTTTCCAGAACCTCAAGTTGGCAGCGCGGTGTACTTTTCTGCCGGCTTCGAGAGTCACGCAGTTTATGAAACCGCCTGCTCAATTGCTACTCAGCGTCTTTTCGTCTTCGGCCGGAAAAACAGAAAGCTATTCGACAAGGAACACGCGGACTTCATCCGAAGTCTTCCAGACCGAATTGCTCGCCATTTTGATTTTCGCTGCTTGTTTTTGGACCCCAATGCTCCCGCTCATGTCCTGTCGGCGGCACACCACGACGATGACTTCCCCGAACAACTGAGGGCCGCGATACGAAATGCTATTTCGGGCATGGTCAGCGCCGGGCTTGACCCAGATCGGCACTGCCGAACGTATGCCATCCAACGCTCGGTCACTTCCATCGTGGTGGATGACGCAATCCTGTATACGCAGATTCGGTTTGCACGGAACGGAAAGGCAACCCAACTTACAAAGTGCCCGTTCACGGTGATTAATGTACAGTCGCCGGTAGGACAAGAGATGACGACAGAATTCGCGGAACTTTGGGAAAGTGGACTGCCGTTGTCGTCTTCTGGGATCTGAATCCGACGGAGTTCCAATTTTGCAAAGGTGTGAATCCGTCTCTCATTCATCGGAAGACTAGTACCGGCGTGCTACGCCACCTCGACGAGTTCCAGCCCCTGCACGTTGGTCCGCGCGACATCAGTCGCCTGCGCCCAGTTGCCGCGAAACACCACCGTGACGCGGCCCTGCGTGTTGTTCCCGCTGGAGTCGTAGTTGCTGCCGATCTGCTGGCCTGACGCCACGTCGAATGGATTGTAGAAGGCGAACGGCGTCATCCCGCCATCCTGCGAACCCCAGAAGCTGTACAACGCCGAGACTAGAGATGCGGTCAAACGTTTGCTGAGCCGGAACGTCCGCTGAGACGTCTGCGCGAGTTGCGATCGCTGGACGGTCCCGTCGTGATACTGGTTCTGAAGCTGCACGTATTCGCGCAGCTCCGTAAACGCGGTGCACAGCGAGCCCGGCATGACGCCGCTCGGCACAGCATCTTGAATATTTCCAGGCATGCTTACTGGACCCTGAAGTTCTGTTCGTACTTGGCCCAAACAATCCACAAGGTGCCTGTATTCGTATCAGCCGCGTTGCTGCCACGCCGATACTGACGCGTGATCACGGCTCCCGTTGGAATCTGACACGTCGAGTTTATGCCGAGGCTGTACGGCGGGGCGAACTCGTTGATCGACGAACTACTGATCGACGAACTACTGCCGCCCGACGTCACCGGAAGCGCGCTCGAACCTGACAGCATTGCCGGAAAGGTCGGCCCACTGGAAATGCTGAACGGCGCGCAGGCCATAAAAGCGATGAAGTCGACGTTGCCGCCGGAAGCATCTGTGTATCCACCCAAGGACAAGGTCGTCGAAAGGTACGCCACGGGAGGCTCAACCAGCATCGAAACGTAGACGTCGCCGCTTCCGTGGGCCAGCGGCACCGCAGCCATCGCGGTACCTCCGACCGAGATGCATTGCATCGCCGCGCTTGACCCCATGAAGTGCGGGCTCGGTTGAGGAGTCGCGCCGACCGCAGAGCAGTATCCGAGGGGGTAAATCTGAGTCGGGTTCCCGTTCACCATGCTGGGGACGCCCGTGACACAGGTCAAACCGGAATTGATGGCGCCGCAGTTCGTCTGGACGTTCGTGTACGAGTTCGTCATGTCGGTGACCGGCAGCCCGCCGATCGAATCGAACAAAATTCCATACTGGAGAAACGTATTGCCGTTGACGTTGGGCGAGGCCATGATGTAATTCCCGCTGTAGCCGGCACCGAGGAGGTGGCCAAAACTTACGCCTTTGGTGACGTAGATCGCGGCCGACTTCTGTGGGTTGCTTCCATCGACGCCGACGCCCTCGATCCGGTTGCCAATAATCGTTAGGGCGTCCAGATAAAGCGTTAGATAGAGCGCGGAGTCCGTCGTGCCCGAGATGATGTTGTCCGCGATGAACAAGCCGTCGCTGGAATCAGGAGACGAGTTGCTCACAACGACTGCCCGGCCCTTCACGTTCGCGAATCTGTTTCCCTGGACGATCAGACCGATGATATTCGTCGCCGAGATCACCGAGGTTTCACTCGTCTGATTCGTATAGTTTCCGTCCGCGAACACATCCCTCATCGCGAAGTCGGTAGTCGAGTTCAGGGTCAACATCGCCGTGTTCAGTCCATTCTTCACGGTGAGCTTGCTTCGAGCCTTTAGGCCCATGATGGTCCAGCCCGTCTTGCCGGAGATCGAAAGCCCGCTTTGCAGCGTGTACGTGTTCGGACCCATCATGAAGGTCACATTCTGTGCGGACCCGGCAGCACTGAAAGCGCCTGAGAAACAGGTGTCGTCATAGGTCCCCGGCACACTGCAATACTGATCGATCCAGGTTACAACTGAACCCTTAGGTAGCGCTCCGAGATTCGACAGCGCGGTAGCTGGACTGCCCACGTCGGACAGATTGTTCGCCGCGACGAGCTTCGCATTGAGCTGGGCCTGCGCATCGCTCGTCAGGTTGGCGACGTATCCGAAAGCCGTATTCCCTACGCTGCCCCCTCCGATGTTGGGGGCTGGGATTCCTGTGGGTAGTTGGCCGACTGAAGCTGCACCCGCAAGCTGATTGAAGTTGTAATCATTCGCGGCGGGTGTGATCGCGCCGGTTCTGCTGTTGAAAGAGGTCACTCCGGTTGCCGGCGGATTGCACCACACCGCCACGCCGCTGCTGTCGCAGATAAGCTGCCCATTCGTGGCGCCCTGAGTGGAGAGCTGCGAGAGCGCGACGGTCGTCGTCGGGCCGGGCGTGTAAAGCGTCGTGACTTGCACGATGGTACAAGTTCCGGATGAGCACCGGGACGAGGGGAGTGTCGGAACCGACCACACGCTCGTCGAAGTCTGCCCGTTCGAGACTATGTTCACGGCGTAAACGATGGCCGGGCTCGCGTGGTCCGTGGGCGCGAGCTGAATGTTGACCACGCCATTCGTGATCGGAAAGGCGCGCGCGCCGCGCGCGATCGGAACGCCTCCGACTGAGAATGCCGCATTGGTCACGATGAGGTTGCCATCCATCAGCGACCCATCGACGTTGTAGAGCGTGTCTTGGATCGTGGTCAGCACGGGTTGCGCCCGGCACAGCGGGGCGCACAACAGCCAGAACGCAAGAAGGAGAAGCAGTTTCCGCATAATCGATCCTTGTTGTGGAGTGACGAAACCGGTATTAGGACACTGTCAAACCGGGCAGCTGCATGTTGGCCGACTGCTGCGTGCGCCCGTAGCTCGAATACTGGGCCGCCATCGCCTGGTCGGTCACGAACTGCGGTGTGACAAACTGCCCGGTCATGAAGTTCGCTGCATCGTTGCCGCTGATGTTCAGCGACATGTACGTCGCGCCGCTGCCGCCTGACGTGTTCGGCCCCCCCGGCGTCGGATAGGTTCCGGCCGCGATGCCGCCCAGCGTCGGGATGTTCGAGGCGTAAACGTGCGCTTGGCCATCCTGGTAGCTGGCTTGTTGATAGACCTTGCCGCCTTGCTCCACGAGGCTCCCCGCGTAGGGCGTGGTGGCCGACAGCGGCATCTTCTGGCCGGTGGCCTCCGAATACAGCATCACCAGTTGACGGACGCTCGGCGACCGCACGGCCACCGCGATATCGCCACCGAACTGCGACTGTGCGAGCTGGACCACCTGCTTGATCGTGCCGCTGTTCTGCGGGATGTTCACGCCGTAGATTTGCTGGATGTTGTCGTGAGCTTTCTTCTGTGGAGATTCGAAGAACACGGAACTGATGATGCCAGCGAGGACACCGGCCCCGGCACCGATCGCCGCCCCCATCGGGCCACCGAGCGAGCCGATCTGCGATCCAAGCGAAAAGCCCGCGAGCGCACCGCCCAGACCGGCCTCAATCGTTCCTCCTACGCCCTGGCGCTGGACGCCATTGATCCCGAGCATCAGCCCGGCCATGCCCGCCGCCGGGCTCGAGGCGACGCCTGCAACTGTGCCAAGCGGGCCGCCGATTCCGGCTGCGGTGGTCCCGACACCAGGCCCCATGATGATGCCGCCGGAGTTGTAAACGGAGTTTTTGAGGTTTCCAAGCATGCCCGTGATGCCACCGGGCTTGAAGATGTTCCCCGCAATCCCACCCATTCCTTTGCTGGAGCCTGGAAACAGCATTCCCAACGGATTGAATGCGGCGCTCCCCGGCGTGGAACGCATCGGAAGGTCATGAATATCGGGCGCGGCCGCCGCGGAAACCGTGCTTCCGCCGCCGGTTGCCATCGATGTTCCGCCCAGCGAGAGGCCGCCCCCAATGATCGTCGGTAAACTCAGGCTCGCAGTGGCACTCGCCGGAGCCGAAATCGACGGGATCGATATTGAGGGAACGCCAGCCGCGCCGCCCGACATGGACGGTGCCGCCACTCCCATGCTGGCAGCGAGAATCGCCGTCAAGCTGGCCATCACCGCGCTGTTCTGCATGGTCGCGGACGTATTCATGTCTGTCGAGAGGCGCACCGGATCCTGCGACGTACCGCGCAACATCCCGCTTAGGCCACCGCGCCCGTCCGACCCGTAGATGATCGGATGCACCACGTTCGCCACCGCACCGCCCAGCGTTTCCGTCACAGGCTTAAGCACCGCGGCGTGAATCGTGCTGAACAGATCCTTACCGAAATTCTTGGGCTTGGTGAACAGAACATCGAACAGCCGTTCGGCCTGCTTCTGCAGCCCGTCGATCTGCGACTGTATTTCCTGCTGACGCTTCTGCTGGATCTGCGCCTGCTTTTCCTCGAACTGATCCTGCGCCTGCGCAAGCTCCGTGAACAGATCCTTCTGCGCCTGCGCCGCCAGCACGGAGCGCTTTGCCGCATTCTCTTCCCTCGATATCCGCTCGGCTTCGATGCCCGCCAACTGGACCGCCAGGTCGAGCCTGGTCTGGTATGCCTGCTGCGCAGCCGCCACTCCTTTTCGATCCGCCCGCTCCCGCTTTTCGGCTTCGGACATCGCCGTCGGCGTTTCCTGACCGGCAGTCAGTTCCGCCATGCGCCCGGATCGCGTCGCGCTCCGCCGAGCCTCTTCGCGTTGCGTCTGGACTCCGATGTCCTCGATCTTTTCCTGCGCGGCGAAGTATTCCTCCCACTCCTTCATCTGGTCCTTCGACGGCGACATCAACGCGAGCATCCTCTTACTCCGTGCGGCCATCTGCTTCTCGTCGTACTTTTCAAACTCCTCCCATGACTTTTTGTAGATCACGGACGCCTGTTCTTCAGCAGACTTGCGGATCGCCGCGATCTCCTTTTCCGACGCCTTCACTTGCGCGGCCTGCTTCAGAAGCTGGTCGCGCTGATAATAGATTTTGCCGATCGCGTCCAGTTCGGATTCATCGCCCTTCTTCTCGAACTCGGCCGCCTGGCGCTGAAACTCCTTAAGCTGCTCCGCGCCCTTCGTCACCGCATCCAGCGCCGCTTTCCGGCGAGTCTCGTTCGCTTGCGCCGCGTGGAGTTGTTGATCCAGATCCTGCGCCTGAGATTTCGTCAACGGCTTGTCCGGTTCGAGCAGTTGTTTCTGCAGCCGTTCAACATCCTTCTTGGCGTCGGCGTATGCTTTCTCCATTCCATCGTGCGTGCCGAAGAACCGGGCGCGAATGCGCTCCGTCTCTTCCTTGCCCGCATGCAGATCGCTCCGCTTGGTGGATGCCTCCGCATCCCCCAGCATCTTCTGTAACTGCTGGATCTGGTCCTGGATGTCGCTAGCCTTCTTCGAACGGTCCTCTTCGTCGCGCGTGGGAGCGATCGCCTGCAGAATGCCGAAGCCACCGGTCAATCGTTCCTGTTCGGCTCGCATCTCCTCGATGCGCTTCAATGTGGCATCGCGATTCTTCATGATCTCCGGCGCCTGACGATCCATGTCAGCCAACTGCCCGCGATGGGCGCTGACCGACACACTCGCGCCGTACCCGCCCACGAGCTTGATCTGTGCGGCATCCTGAAGCGCCTGCTTTTCTTCGCGGTGCTGCCGTTCGTCATCACCAGCCGTCCCGATGTTGTTTAGGAACCAGTCAACGCCCTTCCCGACCAGCGTCACGGTGACAACCAGCCCTTCTTTGAACTTGCGGACCAGCCCGTCCCATTTGGTCTCGAGCACCGTTACCTGCCGCTGGTATTCGGAAAAGCGATGGATGTCCTCCTCGGTCGGCCCGAAGCCCTGCTCATGTGCAACGCGCAGGTTTTCGTTGAGCTCCGTCATGAACGGAATCGCCTCCACGCCGACCTTTTTAAAGAGCGCCATCGCAGCGGCGTCCCGCTCAAACCCCGCCGGGAGCTTGTTCAGTCCCTCCGAGAGCTCGATCAGGATCTCGGAAGTGGGTTTCATCTCTCCGGTAGCGGTGTGAAACTCGATCCCCATCGCGCGCATCGTCGCCCGCGCCTTCTCGCCTTCGTTGGAATTGTCATTCGCCGCCTGGGCCATGCCGCGCATGAGGCGCTCGACAATCGAGATGTCCTGCCCGACCGCGCGGGCCGCGAAGCCGAACTGGCCGACTTCTTTGGCGGTCAAACCGGTGCGCAACTCCGCATCCTTCACGCGGGTGCCGTACTCGCCGAGACTCTTCGCGGCCTCGAAAGCGGACACAGCAATGGTGCCGAGAACCGCTGCGCCGGTGGTGACCGCGATTCCGAACGGACCAAGGGCAGAAAGTACGGACGAGACTGCGCCCTTCGCTCCCTGGAGCGGATTTTCCATGAACTGACTGATGCGCTCGCCGAATCCTTTGATGGCTTCCGATTGCTTCTGCAGAGCCTCTTCGGCTTCCTTGGCTGCCTTAAGCGCGAGCGATTCGCGCGCGGCCTTCTCCTCCATGGCGATCATCTTCTCGTAGGATTTGGTGATCGCGTCAATTGCCTGCGGCTCCCGGTTGTACCGCTGCAAGAGCTGATCCCGCTGCGTGATCAGCCGGTCCACCCCGGACTTCCCATATGTGTCGGCCTGCTTTTCGAGTGACGCGATGAGCCGCTGGACACTGGTTCGGGTCTGATCCGAAATCCGGATCACTTTCCCGTGCGACGATTCTGCTTGCTTCTCGAAGCGATCCAGGCCGGCGTTGGCCTTGTCCACAACCGGAGTGACTTGATCCTCGGCTTCGAGAATTACGCGCTCTGCTTGGTCTGCCATACTACGCTGCCTTGAGCATCACTAAGGGACGCGCCTGGAACGCCGCGAGTACCACCCTGCGATCGTGCGGCGACACACCCCACTGCGCCTCGCGGCGGTTGTTGAAGGCGGCGATCTGCGACGCCGTTTGCCGCCGGCCCGACAGAGCTTCGTCCAGAAATCCAATCGCCGCGCGATTCTCGTTTGCGGTGAGTACCTTGAGGCACCGTAGTGTGTGTCCGCTCCAGGTCCAGTCACGAATGGGCTTCAGTCCACGAGCGGATTTGTAATCGGGATACCCACGCCGGCCCGATAAACCCGGCTTCAGTGGCGCCGCCGCCTGATCGTAAATATTCTGTCCACTCTGGATACGCGTTCGGATCGAGTTCGCGAGAACCTGCGCGAAGCCCTGCATCTCGGTGGCCGTGTAGGGCGAATAGACGAAGCGAGCACTCTTGATGACGGTTTGGAATCTGGCCATGATGACCTTCGACAGGATGCTGCTGCCGATAGACCTCGATAGGGAGTTAACCTGCCAAAAGTGCGCCCACACACCAAGATGCCGTGTCTCTCGGGACTCTGGCCGCCCGTTTTGTAACGTGTGCTTTATCCGGTGTTAACTGACCGGAGAGGGGGCTACGTATTATCATCTCAAGCAAAGGAGCAGAACGGTGTCCACGTTACCGATGTTCTCTGCTGAGCAGGATCAGCAATATTTCCTTGAGTTATTAAACTCGGACTTGGCCCAGTTGGCTCTGGGGTACGAAGCCTTTGAAGCCCAAGTCGAAATAGCTGTCTTCGCTCTGTTTTTACACGAAATCGAGCAAGGCGCCACGCTGCGGGGCGACCAGGTACAGATTGACGGCGTACCATATCGCCTGAAGCTTGACGAATTAGGCGCAGACCGCTGCCTCCGTCTCCATCTTTTTCCAGTGGGGGTCCCGAAACCGCAGCTAGAACACTCAGCTTTGAGCATCGAACATTTTGGCAGAGTGCGCACGATAGACATCGAATGGCCAGCAAGCATATTGAGAAGGCACCAAGCGCTGCCAGATCGTCTTAGGCAACGGATCCTGAGCTTCTACACTATGCTCCAAGAACTGCTGACTTCAAAGTATTCTCAACTGACCGATTCCGCTCTCCAGAGCCTTTACGTCGTTCTCAACATCCACTGTGAGGGTAAAAGCCAACTGGTCGAGCGCGCATGGTTTACCGTCACGGACGCTCGGACGGCCAAGTTCCAATATTTTTTTGATCGAGTTCGCGTAACTCAAGCTATTAAGATTCTCGTCGAGGCCCAGTTCTATGAATTCAGCCCATTCGAACTGGTCGTCTGTCTTTTAGCAGACGAAGCGACTGACACATTTTGGCACCTTCGTCAGAATTTCGACTACAAGAGCGCCTTTGCCAGCCTCCACTTTAGCGAGCTGACAAGCCAGATCACCGAGTCTACGCATTGGCAGGCCGAGAAAGCTCTCTACCAAGAAGCCGACCTCGCAGCGCGTGAGATTTGCCAGTGTGCCGGGGAATCGCTTTTGATCAACTGCCCGCTTGAGATCGCAGCCGACATGGAAGAAATCGTGACGCGAGCGAAGCCGATGCTGACCGCCCAGTTCGCCAACATTTTGAAACCGTATCGAGCATTTCGAGAATCGGTGGCCTCTGTAGCCGCGAGGGTTCACAAGGTGTCTGAACATGGAGGCCTTCGGGATTTTGCTTCTGACGTCATCGCAAAGCTTGGTAAAGAGCTCCTGAAGCCGGGTCAATAGCCCGCCCACGCGACGTGCATACGTGCGATGGGCGCACGTGGCAACTCAAAGTTCATCCGGGCGGGCCAAGACGCCGGAAGCCATGCTCGCCATGAATCGTCCCATCGTCGAGAAAGTCACCAAACCGGAAGTCCATCCGCTATCGAGAATCTTGAGCGACGCCGTCAGCGCACTTGATCTGCTCCTGGCGCTCGACCTCGACCAACTCGAGCACGCGGAATTCCTCCTCCGTAATATCCGCCAGCGTGATCGTCAGCCCGATGTTCTTCGCGTTCAGAATGCGGAAACACCGCCGCACGAGAGCGCCGTTCGGCGTGTCCAGCGCTTCTTCGAGCCGATTCTTCGGGCAGCCCGGCCCATGGCTGACATCGATCGCCTTCCAATCCGCGCCGCAGGCGGGGCAGCCATCCAACTCTGTCTGCGACGAGTAACCGCACTGCCGGCAGCGAAAAATGCGGTCGGGACAGTCCTCTTCGCGTCCGCACAGCCCGCCCTGGTGCAGCACCGACCGGATTAGGAAACGAACGCCCGGCTCATCCGGCCAGTCGCCAGGCGCGGCTATTCCGAGTCTTCATCAGCCTCGATCGCCAGTTGCGCGATCACCTCGGACACCGCGGCTGATTTGTGCACGATCGGCACGGCGCCGGCGTAACCGTCGTGCGAGATGTGCAGCTTGTCGTAGAGGGCGCCGCTCGGCTCCAGGAAGGCGCGTGTCTCGACGGATCTACGTGCGGCGACTACGCTGGTCGAAGCACGCTCATGCTCCTGCATCTCCTTGGCGGTGGGCATCCGCAGCACGTGAACCACGCGCGCGCCGGGAACCTTCATTTCGATTCGGTAGTTGATGCCCTCGCGTTCGACGCTGGCCACCGCGCAGCGCTCGATGCGGCCGATCACCATTCCGGCCTCGGCGTCATCGAACTCCGGACCTTCTTTGTCGATGCGGATCTTGGCGAACAACTCGGCGTTTATCTTGGGCAAATCCACGTCTTCACTATGCGATTTGCCGCGCCCGAGAAAATGCCGCACCGTCCGCTGTGCCCGCGCCCAGGCGCACCACTCCTCATCCGTTGGGAACCGCACCTCGCAATTCTTCTCACCGCCCGACAGGATCGGCACGACAAACGGCTTCGTTGCGTCGAAGCCCACTTTCTTTTCGGTTTCCATTCAAGCTCCTACTGGCAGATGCCCGTTATCGGTGTGATGATCGTCATTGTTACCAGCCCGTTGGTGGCGTCATAGAGTTGAACGCCAGTGATCTGAAGCGTCACGATGCCATCGGTGTTTCCGAGCTCGGCCACGCTGAAGCCCATCTTCTGGATGAGCATCGAGAAGGAATTGTTGGCGTCGCGGGTGACCGTGAACGTGGCCGTGCCGGTGGTCAGGTTTATCAAGGTCGCGTACTCGGTCGATCCGGCTTGGACGCGCACCACGAACTGCACCGCGAAGGCGCGGTCGCCCCATTCGAAGCGTCCCTGGATCTGGTAGCCATCCTGCGAACCCGAGCCGGGGAAGAAGCCGGGACGAAAATTGTTTTCCCACGAAGCATCCATGGACACGAACTGCTTCGCGCTGCCGCCCGAAAGGTAGTTGATCCCGTTGAACGTCAACGCGGTGATCATGCCGGCATTGAATTCATGCGGCGTCGAAACGGCGGGCAGAGTGATGCCGCTGGGAGACGTGTACTGCCCAGTGGTCACGCATTCCACCGAGCACATCGCGCTGGCGCGGCCCGGACTGTTCTTGATCGACAGCTTCCAGGATTTGACGGCGCAGCCAACCAGCATTTCATCGAGCACCGCCGAGCCGCCGGGGCGGATCTGCTGCACGAACGAAAAGTACGGCAACTCGAGGCCAGTCGCGTTCGTGGCGCCCAGGGCTGGAACGATCACATACGTATAAGGCCCGCTGCCCGTCAGGGTGACATTGCCCATTGAGAAACACATGGCCCAAGCGAGAAACTCCGACGAGGCGTACTTGGAGAGCTCAAAAGGCGGCATGTTGTAATGCGACCTGAAAAGCTGTGTCGGGAACTCATGACCCTTGCCGATTTCCGCCCGGTCGTCCTCGTTCACGGGGACCTTCGCCCAAGGCTTGGTATTGAGGTTGGTGTGACGCCAGATCGCCGTTCCCGCGTTCGCCGTCCCGATGGCGGTCTGTTTGCCGAAGCCCCAACCCTCCATCAACTCGTTAATATTTGCCATGCTATTTTTCCTCCACAACCGGGGTTTCCGGCTTCTGGGCGACCGGCCCCGGACTTGCCGGTGGTGCAGGAACCTGATGCCACCCCGCGACCATGAGCGGCGTGAGCGCTTCCGTGGTCGCTTCGACTTCCTTCACTTCGCCCTGGGGCGATTGCATAAAAACCCAATCCATAACGTTCTCCTTCATTCGCCGCCGGGATTGCCTTGTTCGACCAGCGTTGCTTGCACTTCGAAATAATCGAGCGTTGCGCCGTCCGCGCTCACGACCACCGTGTTTCGCTGGGCGGACGGAAGATCCATGTCCATCGGGAAGCAGTCGGGATCGATCTGGAAATGCAACAGCGACGACCACGACGGCGCGCCCGTTGGTATTGCGCTGACTAGCAGCCAGAACAGATCGGCGTACGTGGCGGTCGAGTTCAGTTCGGGTGCGCGCAGGTAAATCGAGAAGCGATGCGCGAAGTGCAGCGCCCCGCCCGTGAGACGCCGCGGCGTGGTGCCGTTCCACGCGACCAGGATCGCGCCAGGCGGCATCTGCAGGATGGCCAGCCGGAGATTGTTGTCGTCGGCCAGCCCTTCCATGAATGCCCGGACGTTGCCGGCGTCGCCACCGATCGCGGCGACTAAGTCCGGACAGGACTGCAGCGCAGTCACCCACTCGCCGAGTATGGTTTTCGGATTGATCACGAGCGTTGAAGCAGTGACAGATTGAGCATGCCGTAAGCGTCGGGCTGGCGCACCGTCGTCACCAAGTACTGAGTGCCCCAGGCGGTCACCCAATCGCCTTTGGCCGGCGGATTCGAGAAGTCCGACGGATTCACAGAGATCTCCTCGAAGTTCGCCGTCGCCCCAGACTCCTCGCGTTCACGGGCATGGCGAACCACCGTGATCGTTAGCGGAGAACCGACCGCCGCGCCGGATTCCACCGGTTGGTACACGATCGGCTCCCCGAACGTATCCTGCATGACGACGTTAGCCGCCGCGTCGATCGTGGCCCAGCCCGACATGACTAAAAGGACTGGTTGAGCCTCACACGGACCGTGGGATCGCCCGACAGGCCGCCGGGCGCGTTCACTCCGCTCGGCGTGGTCAGCGCAGCGACGCCGATTTTTGTATTGCTGGTCGTGGTCGAGGTGCACAGCTTTGCAGTGTTGTCCCAATACACGTAATCGCCCTCGGCAAAGGTACTCGTGTCCTTAGCCAGATCGAACACCCCTTCGGTCAGGACCTCGGTGCTGTCGCCGCTGCTCTGGTTGTTGACCGCCACCCCGAAAATGTGGCCGGTGCCGGCGACGAGTAGGCCACCGCCCGACAGCACCGTGTAGGGCGCAGTGACCGTGACCGTTTCTCCGCGTTGAATGTAGTTTTTCATGTTGGATTCTCCTCTTCTTTAGCTCCCAGCGTTCTTTTGCAGTCCGCGATAGTCGATCGCGGCAGCCGCGAAATCCATGCGCGCCTTCATCTCGATACCGTCAACCTCGAAGCCCTGGCGCGTTTCGAAGTACACGCCCGCTTGCCCTTCGAGGAAGCAGTACTCGATGGTGTCGATCTGTGTCGGATCGGCGACCATGTACCAGGCGGTCGTGCTGTTTACGTCGAGACGCGGTTCGACGATCGGCACCAATCCCTGAATCCACTCGGGCACGACGCCGGTAATCTGGTTGGCTGCCAACTGGATGGGGTAGATCAGTTGCAGCGCCAGCGTTTCAAGCGCGGCGGGAACCAGCAAGTAGCGCGGAATCAGATTCAGCGGAGTGCCCTGCGGACCAGTCTGAGTGCGCATCTCGACGCGCCCGGCGGCGATACCCGTCACCGGATTACCCGCCCCGAGCGCCAGCGCGCTGTTGGCGCCGGTCAGCAGGTTGTTGTGAGCGGTGGCGAACATCGCGGTGTTGTCGACCTGCATGACTTGGTTGCCGGTGATGATCGCCCAGACCACGTCCGACTGCTTGCGCGCAGCGGCGACTCCCAGCACCGCCGGAATCCGCGTGAACGCCTGCAAATCGTCGTTGATGATCGTCTTGCGGGTCAGCGCCACGACCCCGCCATAGGTCGCGAGCGAGTAGTTCTGGTTCGTGTCGGTGAGCGTCAGGCGTGTGTACTCGCCCTTTTCATTCAACGGACGAAGTGCAGGCGAGTCCGAGAGTTGCACCCGATTGATCGGCTTGAAGTCGGGCGCCGTCACCTGACGGCTGAACGGCTTGAAGGTCTGCGGGTACGCTTCATACGATTGCCGCAAGGTTTTGTTCGCGACGTTCGCCAGGATCGACGGGAAGTCGCTGGTCGACTCCGCGCCGCCGCCGAAGATCTCGACCTTGCCGTCGTACTGGATCAGCGCCTTGGTCGCGATCGTCATCTTGTCCATGCCACGCGTGTTAACCCCGCGCAACTCCAAGCTCTCGCGCGCCATTTCGAGTAGCGAGAAGCCAACGTACTCGCGGCCCATCTCCTCGGCGCGCCGCTGCATGTCGGAACCGCCGCCCGGAAGAAACTCCATCTCTCCGGCGAACGACCGGCGCTTCTGCATGTAGAACTGCGGATTGCAACGCAGCACCAACGCTTCCTGCATGCACGCGAGGCGTGTCTCGTTGGCGTCGCGGGTAATCACCACCTCGCTTCGCGGCTGGAACTCGCGGCCCTCGCGAGTCTGGTTCGCCCGCGCTGCCAGCTCGTCCTGGATCTTGGCGCGAGCTGCATCGAGCGTCAACCCTTCATCGATCAACCCGTCGATGAACTGCTGTGGAACGCCGTACTTCAACATCGGCGCTCCAATCGTGCGGATCTCCGAAGCCCCGGCAAACCGCAGCTTGGCATCTTCGATTGAAACGCCCCCACTAACCAGAGAAGCGGCGAGCTTCTCCAACTTGAAGCTGCTGCCCAGCGACGTGATCTCACTCACGCGCTGCCGCTCCAGCCTCGTTCCCTCGGCGCGCGCCGCGTCGAGCACTACCTGATCATTACGGGCATCTCCGCCCGCTTGAGTCGTCGTTTCCATAACGATGGTCTCCTTAGTTGGGCGTGTTGCCCGAGTGTGATCCGCGGCTTTAGCTGACAAAGGTGTCGCGGACAAAAACGTGGTGGTGAAATCCGCCGGTACGTTCACCGCCGAGATCTCAAATGGCTCCCAATCGGTCGCCGTGAAGACATTACTGGTCGCGCCGTTGCTCGCGTCCTGAGGCTCCTTGGCGTAAAGCCATGTGCCGAAGCTGAGGCTCCGAATAATTCCAGACTGGATTCCCGACCAAACCAGGTCGCTGGTTGCGTCCTGACCCTCCGGCCGGAACTTCAGCGTGGCCATACCCTTCGGACCGTCGGCCCAAGCCTTCTGCACGACACCGATCTGCGCTCGCGTCCCGGACTTGTTCGCCATCACCGAACGAACATCAGTTCCGTTCATGTGGTTGTCGAATACCGGCGCGCCGTTGTTCAGCCGGTCAAGCCGCGCGCCCGCCATGTCGAGCTGCAGCATGTATTCATCGCCGGTGTCGGGATCAGTCCTGGGGACCGTCGCGCCGCCGTACCAGACCACATCGACAGTGCGTTCGTCGGCGTCGAGCGTGGTCGGAACGAACGAGATCTCCTCGTCACTCGCGGCGAAGTACTCGCCTAGTGGGTCGCTCATGATTTCTCCTGCTGATTAGGTGAGGTACATCCGCGTGGGAGATTCCCATCCACGCGCGCGGTTCGTCGCGCCAGCCACGAGCAGTTCTTTGATCATTCCCAGATCTTCATCGGAGAGCTTCGTCGACTGGTTGCCAGGCTTCGGCGTGCCCCCAACGGCTTTGCTCGTCGGCGTTCGTTCCTCGGTCCCGGCGGGCTGCTCCTGGCCGCGCAGAGTCATGTTGCGCGGATCGCAGTCGAGGATGATCTCGTACTTGTCCATCAGCTTGTTGAAGAGCGCGATCTGTTCTATCTGCGCGTTGGGATCGAACCCATTCGCCACCACCGCTTCGAACCAAGTCACGCGTCCGATGCGGATGTCCTTCAACGCCGCTTCGGCATCCTTCACCGGGTCCACCGATTCAAATCGCGGAGCCGTCCACTGTGTTCCGTACAGATTGATCTTCGGATCGGTGACAGCCTTCGCCGGGACCTTGCCCAGCATCACCAGCGTGTCGATCACCCGCCGTCTCACCGGCATGCAGAACATCGGAATCAGAGTCAGCCAGCGGTATCCTTCGATGGTGTTGCGGAACCCCAACTGGCCGCCGCGCCAGCTCGAATAGTTGACCAGCGACAGATCGCCCGCCAGCATCTCGTAAGGAATCCCCAGGCCCGCCGCGATCCCCTGCAACTCCGTCATCTTGTATTCGCGATACCCGCCCGCCACCGGCGGATTGTTAAACTTCACGTCCTCGCCCGGCTTCAAATAGGCGGTCATGCCGGGCTGAAACGACTCGACCGGATTGCGTGTCAGCGGATCTTTTCCCTGAAGGCCCAACGTCGAACCGTCGATCCCTTCGGGCTGCGTGACCATCGCCACCACGCACGCTTCAATCTTCTTGCGCACGCGCTCCGCGTCGGCGTAATCATCGAGATCGCGCAGCGCCATCATCACCGGATGCAGCCACGGAATGCCGCGCACCTGGCCGGGCCGTAGCACGCGATACGTGTGCAGGACCTGCTCGGCGGGAATCGGCTGGCTCAGGATGCCGCCGCGCGGATTCAAAATCAGAACGCCGCCGGGATGATACGTGTACAACCAATACGCCGAGCGCCGACCAAGCAGATCGAACTCGACGCCCTGCATGATGTGGCCGTTCACCGTCCCCATCGTCTTCGTCTGATCCAGGAAGTCGGCCTCCAGGATCTGAAGCTGAAGCGGCACGCGCAGGTTGTCCTTCGCCAAGCGCGGCCGGAACCGCAAGATCGCTTCGCCGCTTTCAGCGGCAGTCCGCATGATCAACGACTGCATTCCATAAAAATCTAGACGCTGCGGCGTATCGCAGTTCTCGACGAAGTACGGCCACTCCGCGTCGATGATCCGGTCAAGCCCCGCGTCGCCCGTCTTCGCCTGCGGCACGATGCCGGTCCCGACCGTGTTGCCGGCCAACTCCTCGATGGCCTTCGACGCATACGGATTGTTGCGTATCAGATCGCGGCTCCGATTGCGGAGCCACACCAGCGACCCCATCAACTCGACGTTGGCGTCGCTCGATGGAGCGTACCAGCCGTAAGCGCGCCGTCCCGCACTCGCCCCGTCGTAAGAGAAGCGCGACGCGTGCCGCTCGAGGTAACCCTCGGTCAACTCCAGCGCCATGCGCGCCTGCGTCCGACGCAGTCCGTAGCGCGGCGCAACGAAGTTGATGGCCCGATCGAGAACGTTCATTCGGCCGCCGTGTGAACAGTTTCCCGATACGTCTTCTGCGAGCGAACCGCCTTCACCTCAACCGGTTTAAACACCTTCTCGAAGTTTGCGCATTGCGGATTCGAGCAGGTGAACAAACCCTGCTCGTTCAGCACGAGCACCGGCGACCCGCAGTCGCACTGAATTACGGTTGGATTGATCCGCATTGGATGATCTGGCTCCTCGAAGCCCTTAGAGGGGGCGGGGAAAATTCAAAGGGATCTGCGGAGAGCCAGCACGTCTTCGGCGTCTAAAGAGCGGCCAGTATTCATCTTGCTCAAGAACAGGTGAGGTTTCGAGAGAATGCGAAGCACGAGGCCGTCCCCACTGGTCGTCTCGGAAGCGTCAGCCCAGGCTTCTTGAAAGCGTACTCCCTTGATGGCAGTTATGAACTCCACCGGGTAACGGCACACAACCCCTTTGGCTGGTCGATCTTCTGAGAGGCTCTCAAACTCGGCTGTGTTGACATCGGTTCCCAGGCTCCTCAGTGCTTCTGCGAGCTTCTTTCCGTTTTCTGCGGACGCCTCGACCAGCAAGTCCAGGTCTTTCACTGGACGAGAATACCCGTGGAATTGGACGGCTCGCCCCCCACAAATTAGGAACCGAACGCCGACGGCCAAGAAAGTACGGATAACGTGTAGTTCATCGGTACTGAGCCACTCCGTCATTTCCACCTCTCACGCAAATGAAACTCGCGTTTAGCCCGGCGGTTTTACCAACTTACAACCAGATAAATCCCGATGGGAGAAGTGTCGCACTTAAGTGCGGGGAAATGGGGGTTGTAACTGCTGGACATGTTCAGTTCCCACTTGCGCTTTAGTCCCTTCGGGCATCGGTCATTAACGTACTGGGCATATTCGGGCAACTTGCCTATTGAGCGGCCAGGAAGCTGCAGAAACTCGTTCACGCCGGTGTTATAGACGGATGCACGCCGCTCACCCTTGTGGGCCGCATCTGAGATCGTTTGCTCCATTCGCTCAACGGCGCGACGAGCATATGACCACTCTTCATCCCAAAGCTTCTGGCGCGCCTCTTGCGCCCTTGCCTGGGCTAGCGCGATTCTCTCCTCCGTCTGACGGTTGAGGGCCTCCACCAAGCCACTCGTGGATCGTTCGCTGATTCGTCTGAGTTCATCGGCGTTCATGGACGGCCTCCTCGTTCCCAAAGAGTCCCCGGCACTGCAGCTAACCCGCAGCTTACCACCCGGCCTCTGCGCTGACCATGCACTGCAGAGGTGTCCCGCCAATGCAGCATTTTTAACAACAGCTTACCACTGCTCCCACCAAGGGAGCCCCGCGACGTACGGACCGTCCCCGCGACGGTGTTCCGCCAGCGTCGATTTGCTGGTCTTCTGCGCGCTGGCTTCCCGGATGGCGTCTTCGGTCTCTGCGATGGCCTTCCGAATATCGTCAACGGTTCTATATTGCACTTCGCGTCCATCGGGAAAACGCGCGCGTAGCGTCGGATTGCCCAGCGCCATGTACAATGCGTTCAGGTTCGACGTCAGTTGAGCGACGGTCAACGTGGTAAGCGCCATCAGAACCAATTCCTCCGTGGGACCCAAGGCTCGGGAGTCGTCCGCTCAATGAGCGCGGGCGGCACGCCTTCCGTCGGCTGCTGCCGATGTTGTTCCTGAGGCGGCATCGCCGGCTTGGGCTCAGCGCGTCGACCACCCGCCATCTGCGCGAACTTGTCGCAGTGCACACCCAGGCGCAACCCGCTCGCGTACAACGCGTACAGCGCGGCGTAGGCGTACACCCGACAGTCCAAGGCTTCGTTCCGCGCGCCGGCGGCCTTCTTCCATTCCTGCTTCGGGAAGCCGTTGTGATAGCGCGTGAATTTCTTCTCCGCAGTCAACTGCTCGAAGTACTCCAATTCGCGCCCTAGCGGGAAATGGCAGAACCCTGGTCCCGGCTCCCGGATCTTCAGCCGGTCATAGACCGCCGTCTTCGCGGCGTCGACCCCGACCATGAAGAACGGCGTCTGATTCTTCCGGCTCGGCTTACGCGGCCAGATCGGAGTCTGGCCCGGACGTCCTTTCACAGCGTACACACGGCGCGCGTAGCGATCGCGAGTGAACCGCAGCACCTGCGCATCCTTGAAACCGCAATCGATCGCCGCCGCAACCACGCGCATGCCCAGGCCGGATTCGTGAATGCACTCGGCGGTGAGCAAGCTCTCCAGGTGATCCCACACTTCGTTTCGCATGATGTCGCCGGGGATCACATGATAGGCAATCGACCACGACTCCTCGTCGCGACCCCATCCCACAATCTCCACCTCGAGCCGGTCGGCCTGTACGTCCACGCCGGCGGTGATCAGCGCGGCTCCATCCGGCGCCTCGGACTCGAACGGTTCGCAGCGGTTCCACAGCGCACGCTCGTCCATGGGTGTCTCGTGTTTCTCCTCCCACAGTTCGGCGAGGACCGTGTTAACGAACGCCTTGAGTGTCTCCGGCGATTTCTTCGCCGCGAGGAACTCCACCGCGATCGATCCCCAACTCCGCTTGGGGGAGATCAACTGCGAGACACGGAATCCCGGAATCGGCGACGAAGGATTCTGCGCGCGATACTCGCCGCTCTCGACCATCCGCGCTTTCTCGTGATTCGGGACCAGCTCGCGGCACCCGACGCAGCGATACGATGCGTCGTCTGGTTTCCCCTCCGGCCACACAAGTCCAGGCCCGGTTCCGTCGCCCATCACCAGCACCTGGTATTCTCCGCACTTCGGGCACGGCACGAAGTAATCGCGCTGGTCACTTTCAAGCCACGCAAGTTCGATCCGGCTGATGCCCTTGATCGTCGGCGTCGACGCCATGACAATCTTCTTGTTGTGCGCGAACTCGGAGGTGCGTTGGATGGCCAGCGATACCGGATCGCCCTCCGTGCCTGCGCTCGCCGGATAACGATCGATCTCGTCAAGCAACGCATACCGGATCGGCCGCATCGCGAGACCGGACGGCGAGATCGCCCCGGTGAACGTGATGTGTCCTTCGCCGTTGGCGAGAACTTTATGCAGCGTCGTATTGTTCGAGTCGCGCGACTTCGCGGGCGCGATCTTCCCGCGCAATGCAGGCGTGGCACGGAACATCGGAGCCACGCGATCCTTCGAGAGCGCCTTCGCGTCTTCAGCGCGCGGCTCGACCACCAGCACCGGCCCCGGATCGACGTCCGCAATGAATCCGATGAAGTTTAGCAACACCTCGGTCTTCAGAAGCTGAGCCGCCGAGAGCAGCACGACCTGGCGGCAGGGATGCGCCGGGCTGAGCACCTCCATTGGTTCGCGCTGATACGGTCGCGTATGCCACTGCCCGCGCTCGGCAGCCGCGCCGCCGGTGAGCACACGATTCTCGTCGGCCCACTTCGCGACGGTGATGTCGCGCGGCGGCAGCATCGCCGCAGCACCCACTTCGTGAATCGAGAACGGCTGCATCTTCAAAGACCCGCGTCCGCGACCGACTTACTCACCTTCCGCAGCAAGGCTGTAATCTCTGCTCCCAGCATTCGATGAATCGTTTTCTCGTCATCGACCGCCGCCAGCATCGGAGCCAGGCGATCCGGCATCGCCATCAGTCCGTCCTTGACGATCGCGGAGAACGTCGCCGCGTACTCGGAAGCCCGCGTCGCTTCGATCAACTTCCCGGCGCGCTCCTTATAATCAAGCTCGGCCGTTCGCGCCTGAAAACTCTCCTTGACCGCGCGTGCCCGCAAGTAAGCAGTGACCGGATCGCCGCTCGGAGCCGGAGACTCATGCATCGGAAGACGCTCCGGTGGGACAGCTTCACGGATCGTCTGACCCGCGAACGTGTTCTTCAACCACTCCCGGTTGGCTCGCTCCGCATCGATACTCCCATCCGGGAGCCTCGTGATCCGTTTGGTGGCGATCGCTTTCTGAACGGCAGTCAAGCTGCATCCGCGCGCCTTCGCGTAAGCCCGTAAAGAGATGCCCATTGGAAGAAAGATTCGCCTTGCTTTACGGTTCAAACGGAGTGATGAATCGTGGTGCGCAGAGACGCGCAAGCGATTGAACAGAAAGGGATAACCACCATGAAGAACCACGAAGCTACCGAAACCACCAAAACCGCCGCCGTTGCGGAACAGGGCGCGCCCGTTGCGCCCGCGAAGGCCGCCTCGAAGAAGGCTGCCACCCAGAAGGAGGGCGCGCCCAAGGGCCAGGAAACCGCCAAGGGTGCCAAAGCCAAAGCCCCCGCGCCGAAGAAGGCAGCCAAGGCCGCGAAGAAAGCCGCCAAGCCCGAACGCAAGGCTACCGCCCCCCGCGCTGAGAGCAAGGGCGCGAACATCCTGGACATGATCGCCCGGGCCAAGGGCGCTACCCTCGCCGAGATTATGAAGGCCACCGACTGGCAGGCCCACAGCGTGAGGGGTTTCATTTCCATCGCCGCCAAGAAGCACAGCATCAATATCGAGTCCTCGAAAAACGAAGCCGGCGACCGCGTCTACCGCGTCGCCAAGTAGAACCTTCCACCTGCCTCACCAAGCCGCCGCCGGGTTCAACGATCCGGCGGCGGTTTCCGCTTTCAGAATCCTCAGCTCAGCAGACCAGTCCGACAGCGCGAGGCACAGGCCCTGAAGATCGGGATGCCCCGATAGGATCAGCGATTCTATTTCCGCAATCTCGCAGTGGCAGCGGGCGATTCATGCCGCGATCCCCACGCGTTCGACTTTTACCTGCTCGAACGTCCGACCATTGCTATCGAGCGTTGCTTCAAGGCCCGTGAGCCGCTGCCATCGCTCGACCACCACATCGACGTACTTCGGATCAAGCTCCAGTCCGTAGCAGACGCGCTCAGTCAGCTCCGCCGCAGCGAGCGTGGTGCCGCTGCCGAGGAACGGCTCATACACCAGCTCGCCCTGCTTGGTGTGATTCAGAATCGGGCGCCGCATCAGCGCGACGGGTTTCTGCGTGGGATGATCGAGCTTCTCCTCGTCCGAGCCACCCATGATGAACTTCGGCGACGGCGAATCCCAGATGGTGGAATTCTCGCCGGGCTTGCCGTACCACGGCGCGTTCTTCTTTCGGACATACCAACAAGGCTCATGTTGGAACCAGTAGTGCGTGCGCGTCAGCACCGTGCGGCCCTTGTTCCAGATGATCTGCTGGTGGTGCAGAAACCCGATTCGCAACAAGCCGTCGAGGACCTCGCGCGTGAACTTCGACGCGTGCCAGATGTAGCCCACCTCGAGGCTCGGCACCAGCGCGAACGCCTCCGACCAGTCAGCGCGCGTGTCGCCAGAGATCTCTGTCTGTGTGTGGCCTTCGGTGCGATGCTTCATATAGCTCGACTCGGCAGGTCCGCAACCGTTCAGGCCGGCTCGATCTCGCCACTCGGAATCCAACTCAATTCCGTAAGGCGGGTCTGTGATCATCAGAAACGGTTTGCGATCTCCGAGCAACCGGGCGACCGCCTCAGGGCTAGTTGAATCCGCACAGAGGACGCGGTGCTCACCGCAGAGCCACAGGTCGCCAGGTCGGGTGACCGGCACGACCGGCGGCAACGAAACCAGGTCCTCTTCTCCGCTGGTCTCCTCCTCCGGGAACAGATAGGCGTTCAACTCGTCCTGATCGAACCCGGTCAACGCCAGATCGAAATTGCTATCCAGTTCCTGGATGCTCTGCAGCTCCGGCCCGATCAGATCCAAATCCCACGTCGCCTCATCGTGGGACCGATTGTCCATCAGCCGGTACGCCTTCACCTGGCCGGGCGTGAGATCGAGCGCGACGTGAACGGGAACCTCGGTCATTGCCATCGACTGCGCCGCCAGTAGCCGCACGTGCCCAACGATAATCACACCCTCGGAATCGACCACGATAGGCTGCCGCCACCCGAATGCTCGAATCGACGAAGCGACCTTCTCGACCGCCGACGCAGGAATCACCCTGGCGTTGTTCGGATACGGCGTGACGCGGCCAATTGGCCACCACTCGACGGCGAACGCCGAGGACTGCGGTTTGATTTGTTTGGAGCTGCGCATAGTGACAACTTGGAAGGGGTGACAACCTGGGAAAATCAAGCCCAGTCTCGAAGAATCAGCGATTTAAATGCAGGGTGACAACCTAGAAATATGCAACTAACTAGGCAAACTCCGCCGCCATTCGACCCGCGGCCGCCGCCTCCAAAGTCAGGTCCCTGGAATCCAGGCCGGGCATTCGCAAAACCTCGAAGTCGCGCACAGGACACCACTGTTTCGCGCCCGGGCGCTACGTGTCGCGTCGTCTGGCTCCGGGTTGGCTGGTTGGACCTCAGAGTTTCTCGGGCGCACGCCGTGCCGCGACGGCTTTCAAACGTGGACTTGGCCGCAACACCAATCATCGTGGCCCCTGAGTCGCCAAGAACGTGTGTCTGCTGGCGCCCTTCCGTCGCCCGATTCCCAGGGCCACGGCGGGCGAAATCATCGGCAAGTTCGCGAGCTCTGCAAGTTGCGCCAAGCCAGTGCCCGCCGCCCGCTCGTACCAATAGCGCGTCTGGTCCACAGTCTTCTGCGCGGAGTTGTGCCGATGATCTGATTGAACAAACCGGATCGAGACTCCGGCCTGGACCCACTCGGCCCGTCCCTGCTTTACAAAACGTTGGGCGCGATTCTTCGAGGTGAATCCGCACCCGGACACCGGGTTTTCGATTCTGATGTTCTTGCGCATAGTTCTGGTGAAGTGCCCAGGTGGGATTGCGGGTATGCCCGCACGGAACGCGTCGCCAGCGTTCTACCCTTTGTTAGCACCCCGCGATTTCAGTCGTCAACAGATAAATTCGCTGAGGAGGAAAGGAGACAGCGCTTCAACATCAAACGCGCGACCGTGGGGCATGCAGGCTATCACCGTTTAGGACCAAGCCCGATCCAGGGCTCCCTGCAGCCGTTCGAGCGATGCGGCCGTTCTCGGACAGACATACTTGTAATTGTTGACCGAGTATCGGGGCGCACCCGGCGCAACAATAGCCCGGATCGCGTGTGCCAGTTCGCCCAGAATATGTTGGGAGTCTTTGACTACTCTGAACTGCAAGCGAGCATTCCCCAGACTTCCTGAGAAGGTGCCATTATGACGTTTGATCCACTTCGTTACTTCGCTCCCGATTGGGAGATTCCGGTCTAGCGAGACATCCACTACGTCATCGTTAATGACGTCCGCAAAAACGAGACAGAAGTATGAAAGTAGATCGCCGTCCGCACCGATATCACCAGGCCCTCGATCATCCACAGCGAAAATGTGGCCGCTATCGATACGCTTGATCCGCTTATCGGCAAACGCGCCGTACTCGTCGAGTAGTGCCTGCTTCAGCCTCAT